CGTCCCAGATGCGATCGACCACGGCGTCGCGGTCGGTCACGCCTTCGCCCACAAGCTGCTCGACCATCCGAGTGATGGCCGGGCGCTGCTTCATGAGCGGCTTGTCGGCCTTGACCATCGCCGACAGCTCTTGCTTCTTGGCCGCCTGCGCCTCGTCCCACGCGGCCTTGAGGTAGGGCTTCACCGCGTCGCCGCCGCGCTTGACCATGTCGTCGGCGAACTGCTCGAACGTGATCGCGCCGAGGCGGGCGTACTTGGTGGCGAGCTTGAAGATGACGACGACGTTGTCTACCGGCAGGTTCGCGTTCGCGCGCTTGCCCAGCCGGTTCCATTCCTCCCACAGCGCCGCGATCTCAGCCTCGGTCTCAGCCTTGCGCTTGTTCCGCGCCACACGTCGCGCGCCCTGGTTGGATTTCTGCTGCGCGCGAAGGATGGCGTTCTCGGCTTCAAGCTCGGCGCGCTTGGTGGCTTCTTCGAGTTTGAACTTCTCGAATGCGTCCTCGGCTTCCTTGACTGCCTTGGCGTCGCTCTTGACTTTTTCGCGGACATCCTTCAGTCCCTCGCCGTCGAGGCTTTGAACGCCCATCGCCAGCTTTGTCTTGCGCTCCAACGCGGCAAGCGAGTAGTCGGCCTCGAACATGACGCGGCGGAAACTGAGGCTTCCACTGGACTGATTGCCAGTGCGCTCAAAGATTGGCGCGGCTGCGTCAAAGTCCTCTTGCGTGCGTTTGACGGCGGCAAGATTCTCGTCGCTCGGGTTGGCAGCCTGAGCATCCTCGGCTGCGTCGCGGGCGTTGATAAGCCTTCGGGCCTCAAGGCTTAGCAACACGTTCTCGACACGAGTCGGCGGTCGCATGAACTCGGACAGCTCGCGCACCAGTTTCATGCCCGCAAACGGGTCAGCTTTCAGGCGCGCCTTCGCCGCCGTCTCCGCTTCCTCAAACGACACCGCATCTTCCTGCTCGGGCGGCGACTTCCCCACCCTCTCCTGCTCGCGCGCGACCGCAGCGTCCTTGACGCCGGTGGGTCCGCGACCGGGGCCGGGTAGGGGCTTGCCGTCGATGGTGACGACGGGGCGGGGGTCGGTGGGCTGACTCGGGGCTGCTTGGGGGCTTTCTGTGGGCGCGGCTTGCTTCTGCCCGGCGTTCAAAATGTCCCACGCCCGCTGCGGGGCCATCCCATCGACCTCGGCTTTGTTGAAGCCACGGTCGTAGAGTTGCTGCCGCATGTCCCGCGTAATCATCACAGGGACGGATGCTTGCTGCGGCGCTGCGGACGACTCTTCCGAATACGCCCGTTCGTCGCGCAAGTCCTCAACGTCTTTGCGGCGCAAACCGCTAAGGTCTCCGCCCCGCGCTGTCCGAATCTCGCCTTCGTCGATCAATTGATCGAGCTGCGCATCGGTCACGCCAAGCATGGTCATCGCTTCAGCGCGACTCATGGCTGCTGACTGCGGCTGCGCGGCAGGCTTGGGGTCGGCTACGGGCCTGGCTGCGGTCGCACTGGCCTGCGGGGGCGTCCCCGTAGCGTCTGGGGCGGGCGGGACCACCTGCGCAGCGGCTTCCTGCGTGGACCCGGCCTGCACCGGCGCAGGAGCCGCCTCGGCCTGCTCCATCGGCACCTGCGTCGGCGTCGCAAGCCGAGCGCGGAACTCTTCCTCGCTCTGAGCGGGGGAGGCCTCGGGCTGCATCGGCTCGATCCCGTACTTCTCGGCAAGGTCGGGAGGCACGTCGCCGATGGACGTGAGCCCGCCGAGGACCGCGCCAATAAGGAACGCCGGGAGCGCATCTTGCCGCAGCGCGTCCTTCAGGAACTCGCGGTCCTCGTCGTACTTGAGCACGTCAGACGCGATGATGTCGCCCCAACCGCGCGAGAACGTTTCTTGTGCGGCCTCTTCCGTGCCTTCCAGCAGCGCCGTCCTGAGGATGCGAGCAAGCCCGCCGCCAGACCGCTTGTTTGCGCGACCAAGGAAGCGCGCTACTTGGCTGCCGAGCGGGATCGCTTCGAGTAATCCAGCGGGCGCGTTGGCAAGCCCCGACTGGAACGCGATCTCGGGGTCTTTGGTTTTCTCGAAGGCGTCGTAGTACCCCGACGTGAACTGAGCCGACGCGCCGAGCATTCCAACGCCAGCCATCGGACCAACGGCGGGCGCGAGCAATCCGCCACCGACGCCGAACGTGACCGACGAGCCGAAGCCTTCGCCGACGCTCTGGATCAGCGAGTCCTTGAAGCGCGGGTCACGCTCGGGCGTGAAGCGTTGCGCATCGGACTGGATCGAGCCCATCATCGACTGCGCAGCTTGTTCGGGGCGCTGCCCTGTCATGGCTGTGAGGTAGTCGCCAGTCCCCGCAAGCCGCCCCAGTCCCGACGCGAGCCCGACTTGCCCCGCCGCGATGCTCCCCGCCGTCTCGACCGCGCCGCGCGCGACAGAGCGGCCGAACTCGACGCCCTTTTCGAGCGTGGACGGCGGCGGCTGCTTGGCTTTCGCGGCCTGCGCCTTGAGGTACTGCTGGTAGAGGTACTTCTCGTAGGAGTCGTCCTTGGTCGGCTTGGACGCCGCCAACGCCGCACCGAAACCGCCCGGCCAGTTGGGCGCGGGGACGGGCGTTTGGTCGATGGCGAGGCGTTGCGGATCTTGCGCCACGTCAGCCGCCCGACATTTGGTTGATGCGTTCCCGCTGCTTTAGCCACTCTTCCTCGCTCAGAGTGTCAGGCGGGTAGATGCCTTTGAGGATCTGGTCTTGGAGCGAGCCAGCAGGGGGCTGACTGGCCTGCGGCGGTCCCGCTTGCGGCTGAGCCTCGGCCCCGCGCAAGATTTGCTCGGCGCGACGCATCGCCTCGGCGTACTCGGCTTCGGTTGGGGCGCGGCGCGTGACCTTGGGGTTGCCTCCGACCGCCCCGAACAGATACGTGTCAGTGTTCTCCTGCTTCCCATCCGGCCCCAGCACCGGGAACTCAGCCTCGCCCTTCTTGTCGAGCTTGAGGATGCGCTCCTCGGCGAAAGACCGGACCGTCGCCGCTCCGACCGAACGCTGCGTAGGCGGCTTGCCTTGGTCGAAGGCAAGGCGCTCGTCGGCGATGCGGGTTCGATCGCGCTGGGCTTCACGCCGCTGGACGTGGTCAGCGAAATCCTTCGGCTTGAGCGGCACAACCTTGCCGTCCATCTCGACGTAGATCGGCTGTTCGTACCCCATCGAGGCGGCGTAGCCCTTCATGATCATCTCGGGGATGTCCTCGGCCTTAACTGCACCGGCGATCATCGCCTTGATCGGAAGCAGCGCGAGCTTCCCCGACGAGCCCATCGGCATCGAAGCCATCAACTGGTCGATGACAGCCGTACCCTCAGCCTGAGCCGTCAGCAGCCGACCCGTCTCCAGCTCTAGCTTCTCGACCTCGGCCAGCCCTTGCATGGCTTGGCGCAAGACCATCTCGCCCTGCTCGGGGTCCAGGTCTGCGACCGAGTCGAGCATCTGCGCGAACCGCTCCTTGTGCGGCGCGAACTGCTCACCGCCCGGCATGGCTGCGCTGGAGCGGATCGAGGACGAGAGGCGGCCCATAAAGCCCTGCGTGTCCCGCTGCACCCGCCGCTGCTTGAGCGTGGTCGCGGCGTCTTGGAGAAACTGAGCCTGCGCCTGCGGACTCTTCATCTGGCTCGCTGTGTAGCGAACCGCCTCGATCTCGAAGTCGCTGTTGTCCCCCTCGACGCCGGGCGGCACGGGCGGGCCTTGAATGCCCGGCTGACCGCCCAAGAGCGCGTCGGCTCCCCGCGCCGTGTCGGCTGCAAACTGGTTCTCGTCCTTCAACCGCTGGTCGCGGAAATCCAAGTCGCGGTTGGCGATCCCAATCCGCTCCCGCCCCTGAGCAAGCTGCTCGTCGCCCTGCCGGATATCAGCCGCCTGCCCCGTCTCGGCCAGCGAGAGTTGACGGTTGCGCTGAGCCGCATCGACGATGCCCAGCGCCATCTGGAACGCTTGGGCCGCCTGCGGATACTGGTCAAGCTCCGTGTTCTGGCTCTGTGTGCGGGCGATGATCGGCATGTGTCAGCTCAGACCGGCGTACTTGCCGAGCGCAAGAATACCAGTTGCGGAGTTGAATCCAGCCCCCAAGGCGTCGAACGGATTGGGCTGCTGCACTTGGTTGCCAAGCATGGTCTGGATGCGCTCCAGCCCCGCCCCGTACTGGGTCTGAGCCCGGTTCGCCATGAACTGCGCGACGTTCTGGTTCGCACCCGCCACCGCGCCGGTCTGCTGGATGCGGAGGTTGGCGAACAGGGAGCCGATGCGCTCGTCGATGTCGGCGAGGGCGCGGGACGTGTCGGAGGCGATGCCGCGCCGGGCCGCGTCGAGCACGGTCGTGCTGCCGAGACCCCGCGACGTGAGCGACTGGAGCGCGCCAGCCTGGCTCTGGTTCTGGTTGGTCATCACGTTCCGCCGCGCCGAGTTGCCCTGCGTCGCAAGGTCCATGCGCGCGAGCCCGTAGCCCTTGTTGAGCATCGGGATGATGCCCTCCAAGCGCTGCTGAGCTTGGCCCAGCTTCGCGTCCTGCTGGTTCATGAAGAAGTCCTGCATCTTCAGGCCCTTCTTCAGATTGGCCGACTGAGCGCTGGCTGCTTTCTTCTTGCCGAGGAAGCTGCCGAGAGCCGAGAGACCGCCGCTAACTGCTAGTGCTTCAATCATGTCAGCTCCTTAGAACGCCGTGACTTCCGACCACGCGATTTCGATTTGCACGATGCCCGTACCTGCGGCTGGCCAGACTGTTCGGTTGCGCAGCACAAGGCCCTCGTTCTGCGCGAGCACGAGAGGATGCTCGCCGCGAGAGAGATTGGGAGCGAAGATCAGCGTCGGATCGTTCACGCGTTGCTCCTCTGTGCCCGCAGCCGGGTTGACGCTTTGCGTGTCGCCGAGCGACTGAGCGATCGGGAGCGCGTCCAACGTCGTGATCGCCGTCAGACCGGCTGTCGTGCCGATGCGCATGAGCCCCGCCGCGTCCAGCAACGAAGCTCCCATGCCGCCAGTTCGCATCCTGGTCTTGACGGAAGCGCCAAGGTCGGTTCCACCACCGCCAGCGCTCACAGCCGTCGCTTTGTGCAAATCGAAGCCGAAGTCAGTCAGCGTCGCGGCGGTGAACGGCGTAAGCGTCTGGAATTGAGCGCGGAAGTACGTGATGACGCAAAAGCGCGTCGCGTCCGTCCATCGCAAGTAGAACAACTGCGCGCTCGCCGCCAAAGCAGCCGCGAGGGTTCCCGTCGTCGCCGCCACCCTGTAATGCCCAAGCGCGCCGTGCGAAGTGGGCTTCGAGACGACGTGGAGAGGCGACGCGGCCTCTGCGCCGACCCCGGCAAGTGCGCCACTCACTCCACCTTCGACAACTGCCATACACGACTCCTATGCGACCGAGTAGTAGAACTTCACGTTGCCGCGCACCAGCCCCGTACGGCGAGCGATGCGTTGGACGTAAGGATAGCGCGGATCGAAGCCTGCCACGGTGCTGGGAGCGTCGCGGCGGCCATCAGGAATGATGTCTTGCATCGTGTACGCGGGTGGCGTTTGCCAGTACACCGTGGCGCTCCCCGAGCCTGGGCTCACGGCAATCACCTGGACAGGCTGCATCTCCGCTTCGTCCGCGCGCGTCCCCTTGCCTGTGTACGGTCCTGGAGCTTGCCAGCACTGAACCACGCGAGAAGCGGTGATTTCGAGGTCGGCGATGGTAAAGCGCCCTTGGAATTGCGGGGTCGCGCCAAGGTTGACCTCGACCGTTCCGACGCCGTATTGGGAAATCCCCCCCGATTTGGCGACCAAGGGGAACGTCACGTTGAGCGCCTTTGGATCGCCAGCGGAGTCCGCGCCGATCACGGTGCTTGCGCCGATGTCCTGCATCTTGGCGAACGTGACCGCGTTGTTGTCGATGGCCATGGCCGTGCCCGTACCGCTCACCGTCACGTCGCCGTAGTCGCCGTCGGCAAGGCCGCTCCCAGAACTCGCGGGAACCCACTCCCCATCCTTGCGCTCGTACGCGACGCCGTCGAAGGGCGCGTCGTCCTCGGACGCGAGCGAGCCGAGAGTCTGAGTAGGAGCGTCGGGGCTACTGTCACCACCAACACGCACCACCGTAGTCGTACCCTCGCCGCCGCGCACCGCGCCGAGGCGAGACGAACGCTCGTACGTGAAGTCGCCCGGCTCGTAACCGCGCGCCATCTTGGCCGTGCTCTTGATCCGCTTCTTAGCCATACGGGCTCAACCTACGGCCAGCGGAGTAAGCGCCGATGGTGCCGCGCTCGAACGCCCAGCGCGTGCTCGGAGCGGCGTTGCGCAGTCGCACCCATGCGTAGTTGCCACGCACGCCGATGCGCTTGGTCGGGTTGTCGCCGGGCTGTAGCTCCGTGCTCTCCTGAGCGACAAAGCGCGCGTCGGGCGACGTGCTGGACGACAGTTCCAGCCAGCAACCATTCTGGTCGTCGGCGAGCGTGACACGCGGATCGCGCAGTCGCACACCACCGTCGTCGGTCGCAAACGGTCCGATCGTGACCCACGACTCGATCGTGCGCCCGTCGTCCGATGTCGCGTTGCGGTCCACCTTGCGGACCCAGCCGTCCTCGCACCCGATGACGACGACGCGGTCCTCGGGGCTGTCCGAGTCGAACACCGTCGCGCACGTCGGCTGCACATCCACGGACGAGAACTTGTCCTGATGCCACGAGTTGGTTCGCTTGCACCAAGCCCAGTGCGCAGCGGTGATCGTCCCGGTGTCGCGTCGGCACATGAACACGCGCAGCTCGCGCAAGTCCTCGTCCCACACGAGCGTGGGGAAGAAGGCCGCGAAGTCGATGTCCTGCATCCGGCGGTCGATGCTCTCCGTAGTCAGCTTGCGCACGCCAGCCTGAGGCGTCATCGCGTAGACGCCGCCGCGCGAGCCGAAGAAGTAGAGCACGCCCTCGGCGTCCTTGGCCCACGACGAGCCGAACGCCATGCCGGTCGTGTCGGACGCGAGCACGATGGAGCCGTTCTCCATCGGGTCGCCCCACATGATGTAGATGGTGTGGTCGCACCCGAAGATCAACCGCTCGCGGTCGTACGGGATCATCGCCGTGATGGCGTCGGGGACGCGACCGATCTCGGCCTCGTTGCCGATGATGGCTTGCGTGGCGAGCGGGCTGTCGGGCGGGAAGAAGTCCCAGCCGAACGGGTTGCCCGCCTCGCTCATTTGCCAGTTCTGCGGGTCGTCGTCACCGCGCGCCAACACCATGCGACCGCGCCAGAGCGTGAGCAGCTTGTAGCGAGGCACGATCGAGCCGCCATCCGTCGCCGTCCAGCGCGACACAACGCCAGTGCGCGGCTCGTAGTAGCGGTAGCTGACGCCGTCAGTGAAAAAAGCTTTACCGTAAGCGTTGACCGACGCGATGTACTTCGCCGACGCCGCGAACGCCGTGGACGACACGGTCGAGACTGCACCCTGTCCGAACTTGACCAGCCGCCCAGCGACGACGCCAAGGTACTGGACCGCGCGAGCCGAGGCGTTGTTGGGCGTGGCGTTGACGAGCCGCACCTGATGCACCGCCGCTTGACCGGGCGCGGTCGTCTCGACACCGAGCGCGACGAACTCAGGCCGCTCGATCAGCGTCGGGTTGCCGGTGTAGTCGGGGATGCGCGGGTCGATCGAGACCGCAAGCGCCTCGCGGATCGAGCCATCCGCAGCCGTGCCCGCCTGGTAGCGCAGGAACGGGACCGCAAGCCCGCTCGACACGTCGCCGCCCGAGCGGAAGGCGTAGAGGCTGTAGCGCGTCGGCGCGTACGTGGAGGGGAACTGCCCCGGCACGTACACGTTGTCGAACTTGTCCACGGCGATGCGCGGATGCTCGAACGGGTAGTCGATGGGCTGGTTGCTCTCGTCTCGAAGCTCGAACGCCCAGCGACCAGCCGCCGACGAGCCGGTGTCGAGCAGCTTGCGGATCGCCGCCGCGTTGGTGCCGGTCGTGCTGACCGTGCCGTCATCCAGCACGCGACGCGGGCCGACCGTGAAGAAGTCCGTCGTCGCCCCAGCCTTGACTGCGTAGCCCATGCCGCCAGCCGCAGCGACCCAGCGCACGGCTCCACGCGGAGGCGACCACTTGGCCGTGATCGGCTGGTTCGAGAGCAGGTCGCGGTCAAGCGTGTCAGCGTCGCGCCCGTTGGGATTGGGCGGCGCGAAGGTCGAGCCTGACGCCGTGCCGCGCGACGTGAACGGATGCAGCACGCGCGAGACCGGACCGCCACCGATGGGCTGGACGCGACCGTTGACGCCAGCAGGCACCTCTGCGTTGCCCGCAAGCGTGACCGTGTTGGCGTTGGTCGAGGCGTCCGTGCTTGTGCCCAGCGGAGCGACGGTCTCGTCGAAATGCCACAGGCCGATCGTGGTGTCGTTCGGAGTCTGGAACGCACCCTGACCGTTGGCGAAGCGAGGCGTGACGTTGGCGGGCTGGAGGAATGTCCGCAGGAACTCGACCTCGTCGATCTGCATCGGCAGCCCCGACGCCGACGCGGAGCCACCAAGCGTGAACGCCTGGCTGTTGCCGGGCGACTGCATCACGGTCGGGATGACGCCGTTGAACTGGTTCGTCCCGTTGATGTAGATGCGCAGCTCGCCGTTGCTGCCCGACTTGCGGTAGGCCATCGTGACCATGACCCACAACTGGCGCGCGGCGCTCTCGTTGGCTGGCGTGTTGAGCACGTCCACCTTCAGATCCGACGAGGTGTACGTCGTGCCCGAGGTGCCGTTGTAGACCGCGACATCGACTTCCAGCGTCGTGCGCCGCGTCTGAGTGCCGGGTCCGACGATGAACAGCAGCTCCGACTTGTGCTTGAGCGTGACCTCGAAGCCACGGTTGCTTGCCACCCACCGCGCGAGCCGACGTGACGTGAAGCTGCTTGGGAAGGCCCCAGGCGTGTCCACGCGCACCCAGGCGTTGAACGACACGCCGGTCGTGTCAACGTCAGCGCCGCCCGTCTGGAGCGCCACAGGGACCGCCAGCGACGCGTCCGCAGCCGAGTCGGCGGTCGGGTCGGGGAGGTTCAACGCGCGCGGCTGAGTGAAGGCGCTGCCCGTCCACAGGATCTCAGAGCCCGAGGGGAGCGTGGTGCCAGACCGCCCGCCATCGTCGAGCAGGTGCGAGATGCCGTACTTCCACGCGAGGAAGCCTTCGATGCGCTCGACCTCGGTATCGCTCACCGTGTCGTCGTGGTCGCCCACGTTCGTGCTGTCGGCGGTCCCGTAGTCGATCGTGCTGTTCACGTCGGGGACGGTTGCAACCTTTTCCAGACCGTCCTCGGGGTCCGTGTACTGGCGCAGGACGATGAACTCCGAGATCGACACCGAAGGCCCGAAGGTGCCGTTCGTGAGCGAGCCGAGGATCGTCCGGTTGCCCGTCGCCGTGAACTGACCCTTGTCCAGCCACTTCGACACCGTCGCGCCGTTGACGCGAAAGTACGAGGCGTTGAAGCCGTCCGAGCAGGTGTTGGCGTCAACCAGCAGCGTCACGATCGCTGCTTGCGGAGCCGATGCGACGAAGCCGCTGACGTAGTTGGGAGACGTGCCGGTCGAGATCGGGTCGGTCGTCTCTCCTGCCACGCTCGACCGCTCGTCGTGGCGGATCGAGATAGCGCCCGCCGCCCCCGTGAGCCCAGTGTCCGACCGGCAGTTGATGTACGCCGCGTTGATGCCGCTCGACCACGCGCCGTTCGCCTGCGACCAGAGCTGGCCGCGCTGCGTCGCGTCAGCGCCGAACTGGACCACCATCACGATCAGGTGACCGCGACGGTTGGGGAACAGGGTCGGCTGGATGTCGTTCACGCCCGCGCTGTCGTTCACGCTCGGCGGGCTCACCATGCGGTTGTAGCTCCCCGAGAACTGCACCGCAGGCTTTCCACCCAGGCCGCGTGAGCGGTACTTGGGCGCAACGAACGCAGTCGCACCCGAAGGCGTCGAAACATCGCGCTCGAACACGCACAGACCGCGACCCCTTGTGTCCGGCCACACCTCTACGTCGCTGCCGTCCTCCGACTCCAGATCCTCGGCTACGAACCAAGCCCATTTGCGTCGGTCCCACTCAGGTAGCTGCGTCGGGTCCCATCGCTGCGCATCGAATACCGCCGTGTGGTCGGGGAGCGTCGGGTCGTAGTAGCGCTTGTCGAGCGGGTTCGCCAACGGACTGCGCGGACCGCTCGCCGTCAGCACCTCGCCGCGAAAGTTCACGTCGAGGTCGTTCAACGGGTACGGGATGCCGTCGCGCCGGAACGCCACCGTCGCACCCGAGCCAAGCGACAGGTTCTCGTACTGAATCCACGACGACCGCTTGCGCGACGTGTCGTTCACCGCCGCGTACAGCTTGTCGTCGCGCAGGACCAGTTGCTCGACGAACTCACCCGTGACGATCTCCCACTGGAGCACGAGGTTCTTGTCCGTGTCGGGAGCGTACCGGCGCAGCCACGCCTTGCTCTGGTCGCCGCCTTCGCTGACGCCGACGTACAGGTTGTCGCCCACGTCGATCGCCAACGCGCGCACCTTTTGCGCCTCGTCGCGGACCGGGAGCGTGAACGTGTACACGCGCACGCCGTCGCGATTGAGTTTGACGATCGTGGCCTTGCCGTCGATCGCGTACTTGTTGCCCTGAGAGTCGTGGACGATGGCCGGCACGCCCTCGCCGCTGTTGAGCGCAGCCGTCCACTCCGACAGGTCCCCTACCGCGCTCGTCGTCGCGTTGGTGTAGTCGGTCTGGCGCGCGTCGAACGTGACCTGCACCGCAGACCGCACCGCTCCAGCCGCAAGCGCGGTCTCCGAGAAGCGCGAGAAGCCCGCTCGCTGCCCGCCACGGATGCGGTTGCTCTTGGGATCGACCGAGCGCTCGTTCTGCGCGTCGCGGGTCGTCCGAGGCGGCTGAGCGTCGTGCGCGAAGTTGTCGCTCAGGCCGCCGATCGGGTAGGGGAGCGGTACGTCGGGCATGGGCTAGACCTGATACGGGCCGCCGATGATCGTAGCCGATTGCCACATCCGATTGCTGTCCGTAACCCCGCCTCGGATCTCTCCAAGCTCGTCCTGCACCGAGGCGTCCTGCATCACCGCCGTCTGGAACACCGGCGACTGCTGCACGCGAGCCAAGCGGTCGTTAAGGTCCGCGATGTCGTGCTCGTCGTAGCCCTGCGCGAACGCGAAGCACAGTTCCAGCAGCAAGGGCTCAATGAACGGCGGGACGCTGATGGTCTCGTTCTCGTCCGTGATCTCAACCCACGCCGAGTAGTAGTACAGGTTGAGCGAGTCCGACGTGCCGATCTGCGGGTACACGCGCAGCACGGGCCGCATCGGGCATCCATCGGTCGGCTTCTTCCACACCACGGCGGCCCAGTAGCCGACGTTGTTCATGCTGATGATCGAGGTCTCCAACTCAAGCAGATGCGACGGCGTCGTCAGCACCAGCGCGTTGAGCAGCGACCCAGAGGTCTCGACCTTGACCATGCGGCCAAAGTCCTTCGGCAATTCGACCTCGCTCTTGCCGGAGTTGATCGTGATCGTGGTCTTGGGCGCGACGGCCCACTCCCACGTGTGCATGGTGAAAAGCTGTCGCCCCGCGAGATTGCAGAGCGACAGCGTGTCCATCGACGGCTCACCGTCCAAGCGGCGGCGCAGGAACGATCCAATTCTTTGAACCGTCAGCATCAGTACACCACTCCAGTCGCAACGTCGAGATGTCCAACCTTCACGCCGCAATCGACCGCGAACCGTTTGCCAGCTGTTCGGGCGCGCTCGCAAAAATCGAGGTCATGCGTTGCTTGTCGCCGCCCAACGATCCGGTCGCCAGCCCGAACGTACTCGTTCACAGTCCTGAACCACGGAGCGGGCATTTCGCGGAACAGGTCCATCTTGAACAGCGTGAACCCCATCGGGATTCCGTTCACCTCGACCGTCTCGCCAGCCTCGATCGCTCCGCGCACGTCGCGCGTTTTCCAGTCGAACATCGCGTCAAGCGGAGTTGCAGCGGGGTCGCCAATCGCCAGAGGCGTAATCGGCAAGCGACGAGTAAAGTAGAGGCCGGAGACAGCATCCCACGGTCCGCTCTGGATCGCGTCCAGCAAGCGAAGGTGGCCGTCGATGGGAGGCAGGTTGTCGTCCTCGAACGTGAGGATGTAGCGGTACTTGCTGAGCTGCCAGTCGCCAAGGATCTCGGCGATGGCCTTGTTGTAGGCGTCAGCGACCTCGGCTCCGCTCACAAAGCGAACCGACCGCTTCTGATTGGGGATGGTGATCATCCCAAGGATCGCTTCTACGACTGCTTGCGGGATCATCCCTCGCGTCGGACACACCATCACGGTCGAGCTGTCGCGGTACGTGCATTCGTGGAGCGTACGCACGCTCTCGAAGCCGCGCATAGGAGCGCGGAAAGCCGCCTCAACCGCATGTGTGTCCAGCATTTCCATGATGAGTGTATGTCAGCAGGGCGACGCCTCTTTCGACGCCGCCCCGCGTAGCGTTCAGATCAGGTCGAAACGTTCGACCCAACGTCGTTGCCGAAGCCTTCGACGCCGTTCAACAGAACTTCGGCGATGTTCGAGGCGTCGGCTTCGAGCGCGATGGCGATGATCTTGAGGTTGGTGCCCCCAGTCGCCACGTCGCCTTGCCCGTCAGCAGCCGGGACGAGGGCCGACCCCGCCACAGTCGCCCCGTCCACGTTCATGTTCACGATGCCGCGAACGCGAACCATGCCTTCAGCGGCAGCGGCGATGTTTTCCAGAGCCACACCGAAAATGTAGCTGGAAAGCGTACGGACGCTCGTTCCTTCCGTGTCCGGATCGCGGACAAGGTAGAACGTGGACGCCACGTTGCCGGGGACTTTCGACGTGGCGGCGACAGACGCCAAATCGAACTGGCAGATGTCGCCCCTGGTGAGGACTTCCGACGCCTTGACGCGAACGTCGAAGTTGGCCGGAAAGAGGCCGTGTCCGGCGCTCCCGATCGGTTGATGGAACATTGGTCTGTACTCCTTGGATCAGGGGGTCGTGATGAACGCCGAGTCGGCGGTCGCCGGGTACACGATGCCTTGGCGTTGGCGGCTCGTGCAGACGATGTTGTAGTAGGTGTCCACGTACATGACGTGCGTGGACGGCTGGTTGGGATGCGTCATGACCGGGTGGCGGTACAGATACATCTCAGTGTGGAAGACCGGCTTCAGGTACTCGAAGTTCAAGAAGTGGTAGCGCGGACCAGCGTTGTTCGTGCCAGCCGTGTCGTTCTCGGCGGCGTAGATGCCACCGGAACCGGTCGGGTACATCACTGCCGTGTCGAGAGCAGCGATGCCCTCGATCGGGATGCCTTGGAACGTCGGGTTCGGGTACGCCGGGTCTTGGCCGCCCGCGTAACGGAGCCAGTCGTTGTTGCTCTGGAGAGCAAACTCGTACTGGACCGTGCCGTAGGACAGCGAAGTCAGAATGCGCGTCGGCATCGAGCGCTTCTGGCTGTACTCCGGCTTTTCCGGCAGACGATCGAAGCCCGTCTGGTTCAACATGCGCCGGAACGCCGAGAACAAGTGCGGAGCCGTCGAGCCAGCCACCGCGCCCACCGAGCCACCGTTGTAGGTCGCGCGCTGGTTGCGGTACTTGGAGAACGTCGCGGGGTTCTTGCCGGCGACGGTGCCCCAAGCGGTCGTGGAGCCGGTCCCCGTGTAAGGGATCGTGTTGGTCAGCTCGTTGTTCCACACCCCGAGGGAGTACGGAACCTTCGCCGTGCCAGCCGTCTCCATGTCGGCTTGGTTCGGCGTCGAGAACAGCGCGTCCTCCATCTTGTTGAACTTGGAGGTCCACATCGCCTGTTCGAGCTGGCGCTTGAGGCCAACGATCTGAGTGCGCCGACCGTTCGGGTCCATACCCGAGGCGTTCAGCGTGATCGTCTCGTTGTTCCACGCCATGTTGTCGCGGAAGAAGCGCCAACCGACCTCGAAGTCGGTCATCGTCTGCGGCTGCGAGGGAGCCTCGGTGTCGTCTGGCAGATAGAAGTGCGCGGTGGCCGCGTCCGACATCTGCGAGAGCCACTTGATCGACTTTCCGCTCTGGAGAGTGATCGCTTGGTCGCCGCTCTTGAGCATGTAGCCCAAGGCGTAGGTGTTCTTGACGACTTCGTTGATGACCTCGTTGGGCGAGGTCAGGTAAGCACTTTCCGTGCTTTCCATGAAGTCATCGAACACGGAAATGACAGAGCCCATGTTTCGATTCCTTGTCGCGGATCACCGTCCGCGCTGCGGTCGCTACGCAAGCCCGTGCTTCTTCTCAAGCTCCGCAAGGAAGTCCATCGCCCGCTCCTCTTTGCCCTTGGAGGCGCGCGGCGTAGATCCCTGCGGCTTGGTCGGCAAGCCGTTTCTGCGATCACGAGACTTGGATTGGTCTTTGGACGCATCGACCGCCGCAGCCCCAAAAGTGAGGACGGAAGCCTCGTACATCAGGTCGCTCACGTTGTCGTAAGCGCCGGACGGAGCCAGCTTCATCATCTTCTCGGTGACCTTGGCAAAGTCCTTCTCGTCCCGCAGCTCAGGGAAACGCTCCCCAAGCCGCTGACGTGCGCCATCCATCTCGATTCGCAGGACCGACGCGGACAACCGCTGGTTGATCTCGACCTGTTCTTTCAGTCGAGACTCCAGTGCGGAAGCCTTTGCGGCGGCGCGGCTTTCCAGAGATTTCAGGACACTCGTCACACGACCGGCCACTTCTTGGCTTCCAAGCTCGTCGGAGAGGGTCTTACCCAGGCTGTCGAGGTCCAAGGGTTGTTCGGCGGGCTCTGAGGCCGCTGACTCTTTGGGGGTCTCGGTAGCTTTCGCTGCCCAGGTCTCTCTCTCTTTGCGCAATTCTCCAAGCTGCCGGTACGCATCGTCAGCGTCAGACTGGGCCTTGGCGCGACCGCTGCCCCAACGGAGCAGCTTGTCGCGGTCCAGACTGTCGATGACGTTCACCGGGACGCCGTCGCGTCGGAGAGCGGTACGCGCCCGTTCAAAGGCGTTCTTCTCTTCCGACGACAACGTAGGCGTCTCGGTTTTCTTCTCTTCTTCTTGAGCCGGAGCTTCGACCGGAGCCTCCTCAGCGGGAGTCTCGACGGGAGCTTCTTCGACGGCGGGTGCGGGCTCAGCAGCGGGTACAAGCGCGGCGAGCATCTGATCGAGTTGCGGCGTGGCGACTTCAGCGGACATTGACGACAGGGTTCTCCGTGTCTTGGGTCTTGGAAACAAACTCGTCCTGCTCGCGGCGGCCCTCGAAGCAGACGTACCCGTCCTTGTTCACACGCGCGCCCAGCTTTTTGGCGTCGCGCGGGTCCATCGTGTAGCTGACCGTGCCGCGCAGAGGCGACCCGGTTGCGACACCCGGCACTGACGGGATGCGGCGATACACCTCGCCGTCTACGACAATTTCATGCCCAACAGGCGGCGCGTCAGCCATCAGCGCGTGCCGCTCAATCGTCTTGCCAGTCGCGTTGCGGTACTCGTAAATCATTTGCCCGCCTTGGTTCTAGCACCCGAGACTTGACCCGGCAAGGACGCTTGCTTAGAGCGGCTGTCCGGCATCGCCTTGGCCTGCGTCCGCTCCATGCGGGGCGCGTTGTGGACTGCCTCCTTGGCCTCGCCTCCACCACCTTGCTCACCGCCAGCCATTGACTGGAGGCTGAGCTGCTGCACACCGGCGAGCATCTGGAAGTCGAAGTACGACGGCAGCTCGGGGTAACCGCGACGGTGCCCGTACTCCTCCATCAGCTCGCTCCACTTGACGTGCGGCATGGCGACCATCGCTTGGCCGACCGACAGGATCGTGGTCAAGAACGAGTCAGCCTCAGCGGCCTCAGCCATCTCGTCCTTGCGCGCCATCGAGCCGACCTCGATCGACACCTCGTAGTCGTCCACGCCCTTGCCGTTGTCCTGAAGCCAGTCCTCGGGCGGCGTTGTAGGCAGGTCCGCGCCGGGCATCATGCGTTGGAGTACGCGACGCTGACGCGGCCACGCCTCCTTGGTGATCTTGCCCACGTACAGCGTGTCGGGGCCGAAGTCCTCCTTGGCGTCGTCGCCAAGCTGCATGACCGTGTCCTCGGTTGTGAGGTACCACGCCACGGTCTGAAGGTTCCGCTCGCAAGCGTCCCAGAACTTCTTCGTCTGCCACGAGGTCCGCACATTGGACGACGCGGACGCGATGGCGTTCTCTGTCGCCGTCGCCGCGCCCGTGGTCATGCCCTTCTCGGCGTCGCTCATGCCGAGCATCCGGTCGGCACGCTCCTTCATGATCTGCTTGACCAGCAGCATCTCTTCCGTGACGCCGCCGACCTCAAGCTGCTGCACCGTGTCGCGCGTGAGATTCGACTTGGTGTACACGTAGTCGTGCTTGCCGTCCTTCACCTTTTTGGCGAAGCGACGGTCCGACTCGTCTACCACGATCATGCGCTTGTAGTTCGCAGCCGATCGGTCAATGACCTCGGAGTGTCGGTTGCTGTCGTCGATCTGACGCCACGCAGCCTGCACCGGAGCCAGCGGCCACGGACGGTTCGGCACCGTGTAGATGCCGTAGAGCGTGTACGGACCCCAGCGCGGCCCCCAGAAATCACGAGGCTTGCGCGGCGACATGCCCTTGCCCGAACCGTCGCACGCGATCGTGTACAGCGCGCCGTGGTAGCCGTCCTCGGGCTTCTTGTCCTCGTCGATGTGGATGCCCGGCACCCACACCTCGTAGTAGCACACCTTGAGCGTGACGTTGTCGCGCCGCGTCTCGTCGATGCCGTAGTCCTGCGTCTCGGTCATCGACTTGATGACTTCCACGTCCCAGCCCTCGCGCTCCTCCTTGGGCAGCTTGGCGTCAGCCTCGGCTCGCTCCAGCAGCGACTTCTTCTCCTCGGCGACCTTGTGGAACACGTAGCGCGCCTCCTCGAACGAGCGCGCCTCTGAGTCGAAGCCGAAGCAGCGCTGGTCCAAGCGCGCAACGGTCGGCCAGTAGATCGGGTCCTCGGCTTCTTCCCAGCCCGGCACTGGCTCAGGTTTGGTGATCGTCGCGCCAAACGCAAAGAACGAGTCCACCGCCAGTTTCTCGGCCAGACGATGGAACGACGTGTCCCGGCACCATCGGTTCAACGCGTGCTGCACGCCGCGCGACTGGATCTTGGCCTGCTCGCCAGCGTTGGTCGTGATGCGCACGACAGGGTTCTGGAACGCCACCTGCCCAATGCGCTGCGCCACGTACTCGAACACGTGGTTCTCAGCCATGCCGTCCGTGCGGCCCTCGTACGCGCCCGAGTGGTACGCGCGCACGTGCTCGTCGAACTTGGACAGCACTTGGTCACGCACGCGCTCGCAAGCACGCACGCGCTCCATCAGCTTCTCGGGGGACGTGTCAATCATGAATCCTGCCCCTCGAACCACTCCTCGAAAGTCTTGCCGCCAGGCCACGAGGGATTGTGGCCGACCGTACCGCGCGGGCATCGCACGTTCTTGGAAGGTTCGGCCATGTCTCGGGTCCAGAAATAGGCGGCTGCGTAGCGAGCGGCGTCAAGCCCGTGGTCGGACTGTCCGTCCGCTGGCTTGTCGCGGTTCGAGCGCCCCTCTTTCGGTTCTTCGTAGACATACGCGGGAAACTCCTCGACCGTACAAGTCGGCTTGCCCTTGGTGCGCAAGAACTCGTCGCGCCCAAAGCGTAGCGTGTTCTTGACGAAGTTCATCTGCGGACGACCCTGCACACGCCGCGACAGCAACGAGCGCACCATGTCGATGCCGCCAAAGTCCTGCGCCGTCCCGTGCTTGTTCATCGCCTTGATGGCGAACGAAGGCACGTCGTACCCAAGCTCGAACGAGATGCGCCGGTTGAACTTCTCGCCCGTCTCCGCGCGCGACGGGTCGTACACCAACGCGCGCAAGTCGAACTCCTTGTAGAACTCCGACACGCGCTCGGCGAACCAGTCCAAGCCCGATTGGGCAGTGCCCTCACCCGCGCGAGTCTTGAACACCTCCGCGAGCATCCAAAGCCTGCGGTCCTTGTCCACGCCCCACACTTGGAGCACTGCCGGGTCGGTCCAGCCCCAGTCGAACGAGGCAAAGCACCAGTCCATCGGGATCATCCCGTCCGGCACCACGACCGTCGCCTGACCGCGCTGCGTCCAGACCGTCGCGTCCACCACATGCACGTCGTCGTCCCAGGCGTCGTACACGCGACCCGTCGCCGCGCACCACTCGCCATGCAGCAGACGCCGCTTGTTGTGGCCGCTCATGCGACCCAGGCCGTCGAGGTACGCGCGCCCGTTGTCCGTCCAGTCCACGCCGTCGTGGTAGGCCGGGTTGTCCTTGTGGACCGACAGGTACGCCTCGCACGAGCCCGCGTCGATGCGCTGCTTGACCCAGTGCGACGGGTAGCTCGGGTTGCACGACCCGATGAGCAACCGCTGGTTGTTGACCATCACCTCGCCGCGCAGACCACGG